ATCAATACTCTACAGAATGTAGAAGTTAACTGTAAAAACGCCAATGTTACAGCAACACAAGACATCACTCTTGCTTGTGTGAATTTAGATGTTACAGCAACTACAGCTACGTTTGATATTGGCTCTACGAGCTGGCTAGGGGTCGTTAATCACACTGGTGATTATACAATGTCTGGTCTAGCAACCTTTAATGGTTTGGTCTTCAATACACACGATCACATCCCTGGCCCAGGCCCATCCAACCCATAGGAAGGAATCATGGATTTACTTTTAGACCTAGACCCAATTAGTCCCTCCTATGGTGATCTTACTTGGAATAATGGGCCTCTCACACCGAACTATACAACACAGAGTAGAGTGGATGTAGTTGCTCAAAGACTTCGTATTAGGCTCCTTACATTTCGTGAAGAATGGTTCCTAGATACAAGCTACGGCGTACCTTACTTTCAATCCATTCTCGGACACAAGATTAAAAAGTCTGCTGTTGACCTAATCTTCCAAAGAGAAATCTTAGCAGAAAATGGCGTCAAGGAACTGACATTCTTTGAGTCTACTTTTGAGAACAGAAAATATTCCCTGTCATTCCGTGTAAAAGTTACTACCGGAGAAGAATCTGGGCTAATCACAATTACCCCTTAATCTAAGGAGGATGCCTAACGGCAATCCATGGCAACGAATTACGGAATTACAGATGAAGGCTTCACACTAAAACGCCTCCAAGATATCCTAGCAGAACAGCAGCAGAAAGCAACGGAACTCTTTCAAGACCTTGTAGCTCAAGGCGAGGTAGTCGATACAAGCAGAAGTTCCACCCTTGGTCGACTGATTGCCCTTGATGCTCCCGGTGATGCTGATCTTTGGGAAGTGGCTCAACAAAGCTGGTCTGCCCTAGACCCTAACTCAGCCACAGGTATTTCACTAGATAACCTTGCTCAATATGGTGGTATTGCCCGTTTCCCAGCTTCTGCTAGTACAGCAGTTGGTTTGTTTGCTGGTGACAACGGTACACATATTGCTGGTGGTAGTGTTGTACGTTCTGCTGACAATAACGAGTTCTCGGTAAGTGGAAGTGTAGCATTATCTCCTTCCTTGGCTGCTGGTATCTCTCTAGTTGTTAGTGTTGTCTCCAATACTACAGCTTATAGCATCACTTACACAGCAGGTATTACTGGTAGTACCACAATCACCTATACCTCAGACGCAAGTGCTACAGCTAATGAGATTGTAGTTGGATTGAAGGCTCTGATTGATGCTTCTCATCCTTTACTTATTGCTACAGTGGTTGGTGACACACTCACTGTAGATATGGCTGATGTATTTCAAGCCAGTACATTCTCTACAACAAGTAACATTGCAATCACCAAAGTTAAAAAGATTGGTCAATTGGTTGCTGTAGTTCTTGGTGCTATTAATCAAGATGCAAACACAATTACACAGATTGTTACTCCTGTTCTTGGTTGGGATAGCGTAACAAACCCTCTTGATGCTTCTCCAGGCAGACTGCTTGAAACAGATGAAGAGTTACGTCTACGCTTTCGTAACACAAAGTTAGAACGCAGCTCAAACATTCTCGATAGCCTCTATTCAGCACTGCTGAACGTAGATGGTGTGCAAGAGTTGGCAATCTATGAGAATGATACGGATATTATAGATGCTAATGGTGTTCTTCCTCATAGCTTCTTCCCTGTAGTACTTGGTGGCTCTAGCCAGATCATTGCAGAAACTATTTGGCAGAACAAGCCAATGGGTATTAAGAGTCAAGGTAATACGATTATTCCTATTACAGACACCCAAGGGTTCTTGCACAACATTGGATTTGAAAGACCTACCCCTGTTGTCGTCTATATCAGCATGACACTTAGTCTTAATCCTGAAGCTCCGATTCAATTTCCTAGTGATGGCGCAGATCAAATTAGGGCTGCTATCCAGGCTTATGCTTCTGAGAACTTTGGTGTTGGGAAGGATGTTGTATTCTCTCGTCTGTTTACTCCTATCAACAGTGTTCCGGGTCACCAGATTGACAGCTTGTTTATTGGAACTACACCTTCTCCGGTTGGTATGGCTAATATCTCTGTAGACTTTGATAAGATTTCCTCTTTCTCTTCTGTCAATATTTCTATTGTAGTATCCTAAAGGAGATAACAGATGATTACTCCTTTTACAGAAGCTGAATACCTTCAAGAAGCTCGCGATAGGGTTACTGAGCAATTCAAAGATAAGACAGTTTTTGATAAATACCTACAACTGCTAATTGACCAGCAAGACAGTATTCAGCAAGTATTTAAAGACCTCATTCAGAAGCGTAGCATTGATGAGGCCACTGGTGCAACTCTTGATATCATTGGGGAGATTGTAGGTCAACCACGAGAACTTATCTCTGCTGACCTTTTTAACTTCTTTGGTTTTCAAGGGGCACTCAAGGCGGACACCTTTGGTGATTTCGGTCTTCCACAGATCGGCTCTAAGTTTCTAGATTATGGCTCACCTACTGGTGGCAACGTACTACTTGATGATGAGACTTACCGTCTATTTATCAAAGCTAAGATTCTAAAGAATAGAACAGCTTCAACACCAGAAGAGTTTCTTGCCTTTGTAAACTTTATCTTTGGTACAACTACAACAGCTATTATTGAAGGTCAAGCCGAATACACCGTGTTGTTCGGTAGGGAGCTTTCTGTATTTGAACAGGTACTGCTTGATTATGTTTCCACAAGTCAAGGTTATCCTTCTCGTCTTATCCCTAAAACAGTTGGTGTAAAGATCAACTTTGGTTGGTTCCTTGCTGAGAATTACTTTGGCTTCCAAGGTGCAACTGGTGCTAAAGGTTTTGGTGAGTTTACAGGAACCTTTGGTTGGGGGCTGGGTTGGGGACTTGGTTATGGAGCTTCTGACTTCTATCAAGCTGGCGGTGGTCAATTTGCAACACTTCTTTAGGAGTTGGTATGTCAGTTAAGAACAAACTCCTAGCTCTAGGCTTATCTTCTGCTCTTGCAACAACTGGTATGTTTGTTGCTCAGCATGAAGGGTTGGTGCTGGGGAGCTACATTGACCCAGTTGGTATTTTAACTTCTTGTTATGGGCACACGGGTAAAGAGCTAAAACTTAATCAGAAGTTTACAGAAGCTCAATGCCTTGACCAACTAGCTGAAGACTTATCAAAGCATGACAAGGAGATGATCAAGTATATTAAAGTACCTGTGTCTGATCAAGAGCATGCTGCATACCTCTCCTTTTCATACAATGTTGGGGTTGGTAACTTCAAGTCTTCAACATTACTGAAGCTCTTAAACAAAGAAAAAAGAGTGGAGGCTTGCAACCAACTAACAAACTGGGTTTTTGCTAAAGGTAAAAAACTCAAAGGTCTTGTTAACAGACGTGAAGAAGAAAAGAGTCTTTGCTTGTCCGGGCTAACCAAACAAACTAATTTCTAAGGATTAAAATACATGGCTGAAATTCTAAAACCATCCAACCTGAGTCTTACATGGGCTTCAGGTGGTGACGTTCTAAACCCCGGCGATACTAAGTATGCAACTGGTTGGCAAGTTGAGATTCCTCCTCGTCAATGGTTCAACTACCTAGACAATCGACAAGATTCTGCTATTGCACACATCAACCAACATGGTGTGGCTGTTTGGGACAATACTACAGAATACCAAGAAGATAAGAGTTATGTTCAAGGAGTAATCAATGGTACAGTCTACCGTTGTGTTCAAACTCATACTAACCAGAACCCTGAAACTGATGTAACTAACACTTACTGGATTGTGGCATTCGCTTCTGCTGGGGACTTTTATACCAAAGCTGAAGCAGATGGCACCTTTCTTGCAAAAGCATCTAACGGTTCTGACATCCCTAATGCTGTTACATTTCGCACAAATCTGAGTGTTTATTCTAAAGCTGAGACTTATACTAAGACTGAAGTGGATAATAAAACCACTGTCGCATCAACACTTCAGTCACAACAGTGGACAAGTAATAGCACACTGCTAACACCGCTCAGATTAGATGAAGCTTTTGAGGGTAATAATCAAATCCTTGGTGCAACAGGATTTCAAAAGCTTCCCGGAGGCAAGATTGATCAATGGAAAACTGGCGTTGGTGTAACCTCCCAAGTGATTCAGGTAATTACTTTTCCCACTCCCTTCCCAAATGCCTGCTTTAAAGTTATGGTGACCCCTCGACTGACCAATTTTGAAGATGCACAAAATGCGTGGTTTGTTGTAAGGTCATTTGATGCTACATCAGTGACAGTTCAAGCGCAATCATTTGTAAGCAGCTGGACCGAACCTCTACTTCCCGATATTTATGCAATAGGATATTAAGTATGGCACAACAACTATCTCCTTGGCTGGAAGGAGCCTATGGATGGAACTTTGGAGAGGGTGGTTGGAATACAGGGATGG